GAGCTGGCTCCTTATGGTCCAATTACAAACAAAGAACTACTCAATCATTTGTTCTATATTACGGAGGCCTCTATGCATAGGGTCATTGAGTTTTCCAACATTCATTTAGTTAAAAAATACCATCAGGGCATACTCGAGCCACCAATCACTAAAGTAAGTGGGCAGCACATTAGACACCTCACTTTTAGTGAGTTACGTAGTTTTGATTGGGTAGAATTGTGTAGTCAGGTGGGCCCCACCATGCAATTAATAGAACGTCTCGCCATTTCTGGCGCACATGAGTCTTTTCTAGTAGGGTTGATAGTTTGGGCAATGTGTCTACCTAAAGACCAAAAGCGCTGGTGGGATGTGTCAGGGTTTCTGGACTGGAAGTTTGATGGATATGCAGGTTTTATGCATTCTATTAAAAATAAGTTCACTTTGAAACTTAAGGCATTACAAAATTTATTACCACTTGATCTAACACCTTTTTTTGAACTAGAAGTTCTAGTCAATAGAGGAGTTGGTGTTGTAGATTGGGCGCAGGAACGTCGTAATCGTGTAGAACTGAATGTAGTCAATATTGATTCCAATACAATATTCAATCACGCAGCGCGGCTTTTTAAGAATTTGATACGGCTAAAAGGCAGGCCTAAAAGGTATAGCTGGGACAATTTTTGGGCTACACGCTGGCAGTGGAGCCCAACCGGTGCGTACAATAGCCAATATCCAGAAGATGAAAAATTTAGGCACAAAGAACACACTATGAGGCATAAATTTTATGGATTCAATGCTATGCCTGATTATGAATTTGCTCATTTCTTTAACAGGAGACCTGAGATGTGTGCTAGGTCTTCAGAAAAATATGAGTGGGGGAAAAACAGAGCTATATATGGTGTAGATAATACAAACTTTATTATGTCTAGTTTTGGTCTAGCAGGGTGTGAAGAGCTGTTGGCCGGGCTATTTCCAATCGGTGTAGAGGCAGAAGCTACAAAGGTTTCGCGCACTGTTGAACAAGTTTTAAGAGACGGTGTGCCTTATTGTTTTGATTTTCAGGATTTTAATTCACAACATAGTTTATCTAGTATGCAGGCAGTACTCGACGCTTATTTGCACACATATAAAACATATTTAGAATTAGATCAATTACGCGCTATATATTGGGTGAGACAATCTCTGGAAAATATGTTTATTACTGGGGGTGATGGTATCCGCTATAAAGCAGAAGGTACACTATTATCGGGTTGGCGTTTGACAACCTTCATGAATACTATACTTAATTATATATATACCCAAGTAATTACAGAAAAAACACCTATCACTACCACTCACAATGGAGATGATATTTTGGGCGCTGTTACAAGTTTGAGGCAAGTACAGCAACTAGAATATAATGCGGTGAGTAAAAATGTACGTTTTCAAAACACAAAATGTTTTCTTGGTGCAATCGCTGAATTCTTGAGAGTAGATCACCGCACTGGTACAGGTTCACAATATTTAGCGAGATCCGTCGCAACATTTGTTCACGGCCCTACAGAAACAGTGGTCCCGAACGATCCAGTCTCTATTTTAAGATCAATCTACACTAGAAAGCAAGAAATATTATCAAGAAAGGGTAATAAGAAAGTAGTAGAACGTCTCTACAGAGCTCAGCTAAAGTTTACCTGTGACAAGTGG